GTTCTTTCTGCGTTATTTATTCTGTCACCAATCGATGAAAAACTTGAAGAATCATCAATAGAATCAGAAAATATCTTTTCGACAGAATTTGGTTGACCTATTCCATAAGTTGCCATAATTTAAAATGTCCTTCTTTTTATGGGGGCATTTGATCTTTTTCTGAAAGATCTTCCATATCCAAATTTGTTTGGTTGTAGTTTATCAGCTCTAGAAACTATTGGTTTATTATTTTTATCTTCATCGTCATCATCATTTTTTTTGGAGCTGGGCATGAAAAATGTATTTGAAAATGATTCGGTATTATTGGCAAATCTAGCCCTGTGTAGATCGCTGTAATTTTCTGTTATTGCCAGCAGAGCTAGCATGAGAGCATCATGGGCGTGGTCGACAGCAGATCCACCTGCTTCAAATACTGGCCTTCCAGTTTGGGTTGTTCTCATGACTACATATGAGATCAACTGCATGTACATTTCTGTATCTCTTTCGGAAATACAGAGAGTTTCTCTTTCCAGGTATTGCCTCAAGTTGTCTACCATGTATGGTTTTATTTCTTTTTTGACAATTTGCTTTGTGTATGGGTCTCTGATATCTATTGTTTCACTGAAGCTCACACCTTTGACTTTTTCCCTTAATCCAGTTGCGGCGTTTTCAACTCCATGCTTATGGAGCAATTCGACCTGAACTTCGCCATATCCTCTGTCGACATAAATGTGCTTTGGCTGAAAAATGGAATTTAATTCAATTATTCTTTGAACGGCTTTTGTCAAAGTGTATTCTGACTTTTGAATCTCTTCTCTATAGCAGAGTCTTACTTTGCTTCTGAATCTTTCGTCCTCATATGAATCGGCACAGGCTTCAACTACAACTATGTTTGTTCCAGCTCCGTACTTGTCCCAGTCAACTCCAATTGTATAGAAGTTTCTTGCTGAACTTACTTCTGGTATATAATCCCAACCTGGTTCAATGAAAGCTTTGTCAACAAACTTTCTTGGATAGACACCTTCTGCGTCTTCGCCCCAATCAGCTTCAATTTCATGCCTATAGCCAATTTCTGAGTATTGTTCCCTGAATTCATCTTCTTGTTCTTTTGAGAAAAATGGGTTTGCATAGGATGGAAACCAGAATTCTTTGAATCTATCTGATCTGCACCATTCCCAGAATCTTTCTCTTCTTCCAGTTGGAGTAGATGCCCCAATAAGAACTTTGTCTGGTTGATCTTCTGCGGTTTTCTGCAACATGGCGTAGAGTGCGTCTAGGTCATCTGCATGCATGTAGTCCATTTCGTCTAAAACAATCACATGTGCTTCCTGACCACGGGCAACGTCAGACTTGCCGCCACTTCTCATTCCAGAGGTAAAGAATCTAATTGTCGATCCATTAGAGAATTGAATCATGAATTGTGGGCTTGTAACTTTTCTAATTATTGAATTAGAGACAACTTCATTCTTTGAAGCAAGTCTTATGATTTCTTGATAAATGAGTTCAACGTGAGACTTCATTGGAGCAATAACAAGACTTCTTCCATCTTTGTGCGTATAGCTGTAATGCAGAAGATAGATTGCCATTGAGAAGGTTTTTCCTAGACGACGACCGGCTCTCAAAACCTTTCTTAAACTTGGATCTCTAAGAATTAGAGTTTGATAAACCCTCGTCTCAGCTCCAAGAAAGTTCTTAGCCCATATGCAGGGATCTTTGGCTATATGTATTTGCCTCTGCTGCTCAGCAGATATTCCCATGTCTAGCAAAAGGTTATCTATCTCAAAAGGCTCATCAACTAATAGAGAGAGCTCTTTATTACTGATCGGCCTTTCTGTTATTGGTTCTCCATTTGCCCAAGAAAGGTGGTTGAGTTTATTTTTAAAGACCCATTCAATTCTATTAATTTGTTTTACAATCTCTGGGTCTTGATCCCTGAGTATTTCTATAAGATCTTCTCTATCAAGTTTTTCAAGATCTTGTCTAAACTTTTTGGTTTTATTTTGCAGTATATTACTCATGATATTTTATCCAAAGTGTGCTGCCATCATAGCAGCTTCTGAACCAAGAAGACTTCTAGCATTTAGTCTTGAGTTCTGTATGGCCATAACTCCTCTAGCTCTTGAAGAAGCAGATACTTCATTGTCAACGAATCCGGCTCCGAAAATTGGTTTATTTATTGATCCTTGCATTGATTTAACAGCATCTTTTGCAAAGTTCTGCCCTGCAACTGCAATCTTTCCAATTCCTTTAGTGACATCATATATTAAAGATGCAGTTGCCAAAACATTCAATCCTGGTAGCGCTGCTCCAACTGTTTTAAGGGCTCCCATTCCAGCAAACTTGGCAGCAACCGCTTTTGATCCACCAGATCTAAGGTATTGTCCAGCCATTCCGATCATTTTGCCGCCGCCCATCATCTGTCTAGCAGCATTTCCTGCGTACCTTCCAGTTTTACCAAAATCATCCATGAAAGATGCAAAGCCAGCTCTTCCACCTGCAGCACTTCCAGCTATTTGTCTAGTTACTCTTTTTGTTAAAACTCTTTGAGCTTTAGTCATTAATTCTGGATTGATAGCTCCTGCGTAATAAGATGTTATAGCATTGGATATCTTTCCAGTTGTCATAGTAGATGAGACTGCCCTGAGAGGGTCATCGGCAACTGCTGCTGCATTAGCGGTTATAGTTGTTTGTGCTTGTGCTCTGGCTCCCCTTACGCTTGATCTTATGTGTGCAGCTCTTGCCGCTTCTGCATCTTTTGCGCTAACAAATCTTCCTGTTGCGGTATTTCTATATCTTTCTCCTTGTGCAACTATGGTGCCTTTTCCACTTAATGCCGGAACTGCTTCCGCAGCTTGTGCAGCTGCTCTAGCCTCTCTGATTTTAGCTGCTGTAAAACTTCTTCCCTGGGTTGAACCTGCGATTGTTGGTGCTGACGGATTAGCTAAATTTTGTACACGCTGGATATTTTCAACTACTAAATTCCTTTGCTTGAGGGCTCTTTGAGCTCTTTTTCCTCCTGCACCTCCCTCCACAGCTTGAATGCCACCTGCTTTAGCTATTAAAGATTCTGCATTGTTAATTCTGTTCATTGACATCATTCTGCCAAGAACACCACCAGAATATGCATTGTCTCCTTCTGCTATTCCAAATGCATTTCTAACCCCAGCACTTTTTTTCGCAATATAATTCATTGCGCGGGGAACTCCTTGGAATGGAGTATAAAAACCTGTAGCTTGTTGTCCAGTTAATTGACTCATGCTTCCAAGTCTTGTTAAGCCTCTTGGATTTAGGTTTGTTGCAACAGATTGTCTTAGAAATGGAGACTTCGTTGGATCCGCAAGTTTTTGAGCCCCTTTGCTAAGGAACATATCTGCTGTTCTTTTAGCTTCATCTCCAACAAAAGCTCCCATTCTTTGAGCTCTTCTTGCAGCTCTTCCAGTTGTTCCATCAGCAACATCATATCTTCCGTCCCGCAAAAAGAGTATTTGAATATCTGCCAGCATTAATCATGGCTACAGTGCTAATTCCAGGTACTGATTCCATCAAGTCAAATATAAGTGGAGTCGATACGTCACCTGCTGGCATTCCGTCCAGTGCCCATTGGCATTCCGCTCATTGGGTCAATTGCCATTAGCCTCTTCTTCCGTTGTGCATTCCAAGAACTATATTTCCGCTGGCATTTAGTCTTTCTGCAGTAAGAAGAGACTGATTATAAAATGGTGACTCTGTCATTATCTGCCTATTATTTCTTGCAGTTTGAATTGCTGGTCCAAAACCAACACCAGCACCCGCAGCACCGCCCCCTATTAGGCCAGCTACTCCGCCTGCAATTGCACCTTTGACACCACCAAATTTTGCACCAGCATACACACCCCCAATTGCACCAACTGCTGTACCAGCCATAGTGGCTCCTGCTGCTGTAGTTCCACTAGTTTCAAATCCAAAATTTTCATAATTCATTTGTCTAGCTATTTGGTTGGTATTGTAACCACCAAACATTCCACCAATAATTCCACCAACAGCTCCGCCAATTCCAGCACCAATTTTTGCGCCTTTTCCTCCGCCCATTTTTGCACCGAGTCCTCCACCAATTGCAGCACCAACTCCTCCGCCAGTAACAGCTCCTGTGCCACGCTTAACTACAGGATCAATTGCTGGAATGCCGCCGACTCCAGCAACTACCATTGATGGAGTCAAATCAGTTCCAAGAATTGCCCTATCAGCTTCTGGATCGCCAAAAGCAATATCCATTGCGTTGTTTATGGTAGCAGGAGCTACTTGGTCATAAAATCCTTTAACTGCTGCTCCACCAAAAAGTGCAGCTACTCCAATGCTTGCTTTCTTACCAAAGCCTAACATTTTGTGTTCCTTTCAGTGCCTTTATCTTCCATATAAATGATCATATTTTTTAGGGCCCATTTTGTAATGGGAAACTTTATTCCTGTCTAAATTTCCAACTACTCCAGCTGTCATCAGTGGATCTCTTCTAGATGAAGATACACTTGCCATTTGCTGGTCGATATCATTAAAATCTCTTATTGACATTGGGCCAGTTTTTTCAGTTGGCTGAGACTCCATGACTTCATCATATAAGTCATTTTGTTTTTTTCTCTTTGCAATATAGTAACCAGCGCTAAGAGCTGCTACAGCACCAACTCCAGTGTAAATTTTTGGCTTTACTTTTGCCATCATGGCCATCAGCGATTCATCCCTAGCCATTCTGTCTGCCATGAAATCAGTTCCACCAACACCAAAGTTAACTCTCAATGATGTAAATCTTTTTCTCAGCCTGTCAAAAAATCCTATGTCTTGTTCTGCGGCTGCTAAAACGCCCTGTAATTTTCCTGCTCTTGCAACTGGAGATGCCTCATCTAAAATTTCTTGTGCTGATCTGCCAGTTATTCTAGCAAGCTCATCTACAGCTTCATCGCTTGATCTTAAAAATGCTGTAACGTGAGTATCATTAATATCTGCAATACCCAATTTAAGTCCAAGTTGTTCAAGTAGTGCATCAGAGTCTGTTGTCTCTCCAACTATAGACCTTAAAAAGGTCTTCATTTTTAGCGCTCCACCGGTCTCATCAACTGAGCCAATTCCTATTCCTCTTTCCATATAGTTTCTTTTAAATTCTCTATATGCTTTTCGTCCTTCTTTAGTATCTTTTGCTTGACCAAATCTTTTCATTATATTATCTGCTTGACTTTCAGTTTCTGCTAATCCAGCTGCTCTTAAAACTTCAGAATTATTTGCTGAAGAAGCAAGTGCTCGAGGATCATTTAATGCCTCTTGCACTCTTGCATGCATTGCTTCATATAAACTCTCTGCTTCTACTTTAGCTCTTTTTAGATCCATCGGAGTTGCATCAGCAACCGCAGCTATTCTTTCGTCCTTTGTTTTTCCTACGCTAGCTCTTGCTGCCTGTGATCTTTTGAGTTGAGCTGCCAAACGATCTTCTCCCGTATAACCACCACCATAGACCATATTTATGTTTACTTCACCACTGGTTCTTTCTGCAATAGATAATCTTGCTTTATTTGCTTTTGACTTCAATGCCTCATCGCTTAAAAAGCCAACTTTATTTCCAGCATTATCAATTGTAGAAGCATTCTTTAAAATGTCTCGAGACGCAAGCGTAATCTTGCTTCCAGCAACTATTCCTTTTTGTGTTTCAAAAGTTATTGCACCAAATTCACTCAAGTATCTTGCATTTTTGGTT